ACGATCGTAATAATCGATTTCTTTCTGTGTCATTCTTTTTGCGGGTCTACGATCCATATTATCTACACAAAGGCAAAATATTGCACACAATAGTGGTACACCAAAAAGACCAGCAAGTGCTATCATAATTATAATTTGTTCTTCCATAATTTATCCTCCTGCAAATACGTTAGGTGAACCAGCCGCGACAGCAGTACAGGTAGGGTCGCCTATTCTTCCACAATCAAGGCCATTAATTTTTACTGTTCCTGATCCTGATGCGATAGGAGCGGCATGTCCAGGACATGGTGACCCCGGTAATTTGTGTCCCGTATTTACATCTCCTAGACGCGATATCGGTATTTTATTTGCAAATACGTTTGGACTACCTACTGCTCTTACCATACCTGAACAGTGAGTTATATCTGCATCTCCAATTCGTGTTACTGCTGGCATTATGATATCCTTTCGTTATTAATATAGTTATTATTATTTATTTAAAAACGTTTGCTAATTCTGAAGTCAATCTCGAAAAACTGTAGTTTCTGACAAATTGTGTAAATCTTATTTGATCTTTTCGGTATGCCTTATCATTATCTAAATCAACGTAAAAATTATATGTAGTTGGATTTGATGATGCAATATCAGTAATAATACCAAGATCCTCTGCGGTTGGATCAGGAGTCGGGGGACTGGAAGGCGGACTTATTAGTAGAGCACTATAGTCAAACTCTATTAAAAAATTAACAGTGTATTCTAATTCGCGGCCTGTTCGCGGGTCTTGATTCAATTTAAACATATACTTGGCTCGTGGATCTGTCGGAGGCCAACCAGACATCTTGAATGTTTCATTTGTATTAATATCTTTAAATTCATACGATAGTCGATCAAATGTTGCTAATCCGTATTCTCCGCTCAAATTGACTTGAGAGGAAGTTGTTGTTTTTATTACGAGCGGATCATTTGAAGTTGATGAAACTAACTCACAACCTATGACTGAAGATAGATCGTAATTCGCTTCATCAGTATCTTTTGGAAGCCATACGCATTGACTATTGACGGATTGAAAAGTTCCTAATTCGCCTAAATCACCAACGCCGCGTGGTTGAGGAACCAGCGCATTTATTATCTCATCACTTATCATTATGATATTTATATGATTTTAGCATGTACATCCATAAGCCGTTTTGGTATAATAATATATGAAATCACCCATCCTCTCAGTGCCTTAATTTATCAACTTGAACATTAATTTTCTAATTTTTATAGAGTGTTTTCGAAAAAAGTCTTAAGTGATTGATAACCATCGATATAAAACTAGTGTACATTTGGTGTATTTATGGTATAATTAATACTGTAACCAACCAATAGAGCTTATAAAAATTATGGCAAAAATCGTACACACTCAATATCGCGAAAACTATGGCGCCCACCAGTGGGATGGCAAGGGTGAATGCCCTCAATATTGGAAAAACAAAGGTGGCGACACCTACGTCATCCACGGTGCCACTGAGTACCAAATTGGTCAAATCATTAACTACTCGAGTGAGTACTCGTCTGAGTACATCATTAATACCGAGGAGTACGATCGTTACAACCGCAAGGATGTGTGGCAAGATTGGGAATCGCAAAAGTACATCACTCGTGCCGAAGATGGCTCACTTTTGGTTGAGTACCATAGTGGATGTGAAGTCCGCACTGGCCTCAAGTCGTGGAAGCACACTTGGGAATATCCTACTCCCGAAGCACGTATTTCAGGTGACTGTTCGAGCTTCGCAGTAGAATACGTATTTGAAGATGGCTATGTTGCCAATGACGAGGACGAAGCTCGTGCTCATTTCGAAACTTTAAAACAACCAGCTTAATAGCACTATGAAAATAAATACACAAAAACTAACTGAATACATTAACGACTGGGCAGACCAATCAGAGGAACAAGCCTATGAGTGGGCTTCCGATGGTTGCTTTGACGAAGCCTATAAAGCTGAAGTAATTGCTAACTTCTTGAGGGAAGACCTTGTGAAGGGTATCGAGATGGACTTGATAGACGCAGAGGAATAGCACTATGAAGATAAAATTTCAAAGAAAACATATCGGATGGGGAATGACGCCAGACGAACCACTAGAAATGGTCGTTCGCATATATGTGCCAACAGACTACGAAGAGTGCCACTATCACTTGCGGCTCCAAGACTTAGAGCGCAAATTTATGAAATCTGGATACGCCACGGACATTGGATACTCTGACGGGGTTCTATGTATCTCAAAATCATAGTATGAGTACAACATTTGCAGTAAAGGTTCCATCTATCAAAACGTATGAAGATGGAGAAGAAGTAGAAGTAAACGTAGCATTTAGAAGTAATGGAGTAAGATGGTTAGACCCATTGGCTCAGTTATTACCAGATGATACAGAAGTAATTGCAGTAGATAACTCACACCAAGGTATCTACACTATCGGTGATATCAGAAAGAAGATTAAGGAACTATAATATAATAAGAGTATGAATTATTTGAAGTATAAAGAGTTTTTGAGAAAAGATCTAGGTCGCGACGTTGGTCTTGCGGCTTATAATTCTAAGCTAGAAGATGAAGTTTGTCGTCTAGTAGAAGAAGCTAGAGATGCTTTTCAATATCGACAAGATGCTCAAAGACAATTTCAAGAAGGAACCTGGCATGGTAAAACAACTAAAGATTATAGAGATTCTTTAAAAGAGTGCGATAGTAGTGATATGTTTAGTTTATCTTATCAATGGCAAGATAAACCTCATAGGCATGTATTTGATCTATGCAATTGGATTGACGAGCTATTGAAAGAGAGAGCATAAGATTAGGAACTATAATATAATAAGAGTATGAAAACACTAAGCGAATTATACAAAGAACTGGGGATTGACTTCACCTTCCCTATTGAGATTAAAGATGCTAACGGCAACGTAACCTACCGTGAGGACAGCGATGGCTTCTGGGTCAAGCGGGAATACGATGCTAATGGCAACAAGACCTACTACGAGGACAGCGATGGCGACTGGGAGAGACGTGAATACGATGCTAATGGCAACAAGACCTACTCCGAGGACAGCAATGGCGACTGGGAGAGACGTGAATACGATGCTAATGGCAACAAGACCTACTACGAGGACAGCGATGGCTATAAGAAAGGCAAAACTCAGAGCCAATCCTGCGCTGGTAAAGTCATCGAAGTAGATGGTAAGAAGTATAAGTTGATGGAAGTATGAAACAATACGCAATATTTTTACTTTCAGCAACATCAGCTTTTGCCACGATTGATGGCAATCGCCCTGACTTAGACTTTGATGATATCAAACTCCATAATCAATCATATGAAAAGGATTGGAATATGCTTATCAATAATGGCTTTATTGATGAGATCATGTCTTATGAAAACTCACTTATGAAAGGTTGGAATCAGATTTCACAACTATGGTTTCCCTATCCAAGTCCTGAGGGTGGAAATGACACAATTGCGTATGGTCATAAACTTACTGCCGATGATATTCGCTCAAAACGATTTGAGAATGGAATCACTGAAGCTCAGGCGCAATATTTACTTATGTCTGATATCCAAAAATCGCTTGATCGTATGAAACTCAGTGCTGAGGATTGGAACCGACTAACTTGGCAACAACAATGGCTATTACTTGACTTTCAATTTAACCTTGGTTGCTCATTTAAAAAGTTTCCCAAGTTTACACATGCTGTACTTTATCTTAATAAGCAAATGATGATTAATGAATATAAGCGTTACTATAAGGATGCTAATGGTAAACGTCACGAAATTAAAGATCGTAATCAGCGTACATATAAATTTATCATAAACAACTTTTAAATAATTTCTTAATTTTTGAGAGTTTTTATATTAAGTTGCATAAACCGTTGTACCACAATAGAATATACCTATGTACATAATATCGTATATATGGTATAATATATACATAATCAAGTTAAGCAATATGAATAATAAATTTACAGTCACAAATTTTCTCCTCGCCGCCCGTGAGCTTCGCAGCTTAGGCAAAGTAGTAGTCAAACGCAACAAATACGGTGGCTGCACAGAGCTTCGCGCCAGTCTTGAAGGTAGCGATAAGAACGCGGTAATTTATATGGGCTGCTTAGGTCACATGCGTCTCAGTGTTAACTTTACTAAATAATATTGATATGAAAGAAGAAGAAACAATAACAATTTCTCTCAAAGAATATAAATCACTCAAAGAAGATGAAGCTTTCTTAGCAATCTTAGAAGAAAACGGAGTCGATAATTGGGGTGGGTACAGTGAATCAGTTGATATTTTTCAAAACGAATATCAAGATTAAGACTTGCGATACTCGATCAATAGGAACTCAGATATAATAATACTATGAAACTACTAAGCGAAACATATAAGGAACTAGGGATTGCATTCAGCTACCCTATCCAGATTAAAGACGACAACAGAAATGAAACCTACTACGAGGTCAGTAATGGCTTCTGGCATAGGTATGAGCGTGATGCCAACGGGAATGAGACTTACTTCGAGGACAGCGATGGCTACTGGCGTAAGGCTGAATTTGATACCAACGGGAATGAGACTTACTTCGAGAACAGCACTGGATACAAACGAGGAATACCAAAGTCCTCTAAGACCTGCGAAGGTAAGGTAGTCGAGGTTGATGGAATCAAATACAAACTAAAAGCACTATGAAAAACACATTAAAACCACTGCCCTCATTCTCGGGGGAAGACACTATGAGAACAAATGAATCAGAATACAAAAGACTAGAGGATACCATTGAGCAGATTAAGACTGAGAACGCCGAGATCCGTAAGGACAGGGAGCGGCTCGACTGGATATTGAATAACTACACTCTGTCTTGCGGCATCACTCGTGAAGAGGTCGATGAGAAGATGGCTGAGTTAGGTAAATAGGCTAAATACGAACTAAAAGCACTATGAAAAAACTAAGCGAAACACTAACAGAACTAGGAATTGCATTTACATTCCCTATCGAGATTAAAGACGACAATGGGAATGTAACCTACTGGGAGGCTAGTGATGGCTTCTGGTATAAGTATGAGCATGATGATGACGGTAACGAAACCTACTTCGAGGACAGTGATGGCTACTGCTATAACCGTGAGTATGATGCCAATGGTAATGTGACTTACTACGGGGACAGTGATGGCTACTGGCATAGGTATGAATATGATTCCGAT